TATAAAACCTTTTTTAATACAAAAAAAGACTAATCTTTATATATTTGTATAAAAAAGGAGGGTTTTTTGACCCTCCTGACTATTCACTTAGTCCACTTAGGTTTTAACTAGCAGCAATCACCTCCCAGTTGTAATCATCAACAATTGTATCAAGAATGGTAAGCAAATCGTTGCCGTTATTAGCAACTTTGAGCATACCGATCATAACATCTTTGGACATGAGTTTGTGTTAGGTAGAGTGAATAGTGGGTTTATAGACATCACTAGGTCTATACAATTACTCTAGAAAACTATCAATCCTCTCACCAATTGATTGATTCTTGTTAGCTGGTTCAATGAAATCACTTGCTGATTGTAGTGCATCAGAAGTGAACTTTCTTGCATCTGTTGATTGCCAGAGCAGGACACCGATGATAGCAATGAGGATGATTTTCATGAGAAGAGTGTTAATGTGAATGAAGTAATTATAGAGAGGAAAGTGTTAGTAACCTCTCTATGATTACATCAGGCAAAAATGTAACCGTTATCGAAATCACGAGTTACATTGTTGTCACGAATGTACCACTGATAATCCTTTTGAAAGACACCATCAGTGACAGCATTGCAGAAGCGGTCGATGAGTGCATTGAGGCGAGATTTGGTCGTTGTTGTTTGCCAACCTCCATCAAAGATTTGAAGGAAGTCATCACCAATCACAGCAATTTTGTTACCGTGAAGACGAACAACAGAGGTGTTGTTTTCTTCGTTAAAGTGAACAGAAGTATTTGCAGATTGCCAAGACTTGTTGTTAGCAACTGCATCATTCATTTGCTGTTCGATCTTACGCATGATTTGTCGGAGTTAGTGAAGTGAAATCGGTTGGTGCGGGAGCAGGTCGCGTCCCTCACACTATAGGGACACTTTAAGCGACCCCCCTTTGTGTTGCTCTCATTGATTGTTCATAACGTTTCTGATCTAATACTTCTTCATACTCATCAGAGGACAGATAATCCTCCCAGCAACCACTATCATCAAGGTGATAGTAAGCATCAGATTTAGACCAGGATTGACCGTTACAGAATGATGCAGTGGACATAGTTGAATGAAATGAAAGAGTGTTAATGAAGGACAAAAGTAGCGTAACTCGGGTGATCACATACCATTCATAAATTCATGTAATTCAGCATAATACTGTTCTTCAGTATCAAACTGGCGGCCATGAATAACACACGGAAATTCTTTCTTTTGAAACATTGTTGATGCAACTTGCACATCTTGTTTGTCATAACCCATTTCAATTAGGGTGTTCACATAAGGATTGTTTGTCATGATTTTGTGTTAGATTAGAGGTCGCGGAGTTGTGTTGCAAGAGCCATCAATTCTTCCCGGTAGTTTGCATCAATGTAATCATGATTGCGATGACCTGAAAGAGTTTTGAATCCTTCCATTGTGCCAGAGGTAGCAGCACTCAAAACAGCATCGTGCATATCACGACCGCTGACAGAGTTACCAACAGCAACTGCACAAGTAAGGCGGATTTGTTGAATCAAATTGCGGCGAATCTTTTCCTTATCAAATTGATACTTTGCTGCTTCAATTTGAGAATGAATTTCGTCAAAGCTGAGGTTGAGATCGATTGTGATAGCAGAAGCAATCATGAGTTTAGTTGGAAAGTGTGGTTTGAGTTGTTCTTACACTATAGGGACACTTTAGACGACCCCCCTTTGATTCAGTCAGAAATTAATCCCTCCCAAGTTTCAATATCATAAAAGTCAATAATTTCTTCTTTTAATTCTTCCTCGTTTGACATTTCCATGTCACCACGAATAACATCAAATAATAATCTTTCCATATCTTTGTAATCCATATTGTCCATAATCATCTCAGCATACTGATCTTTGAGTTTGGAAAGTTGTTCTTCGGTCATGATCATTTAGTAGGAAAGTTTTTACAGACTGCATCACACAGGACGCGAGTTAATTCTTCTTGAGTTTCAGGATACTTTCCCTCCCACATTTCCCAACAAAATGTTTCAACAATAGAATCAATGTCCTCCATAAGTTGTTCGCGAGAAGTGAGCATTTCAAGGTCGTTCATGTTAGCGTGAAGATAGGTTTTGATCAGTGACATAATCAGCACATCACTGGCATATACTCAGAGAGAGGCATTTTGTCAGTATTGAAATCAGTAACCTCAGCACCACTCATGATGCGAGATTGCCAATCGTGCTTTGCCTCAATACCAAGAATTGTGCTGTAAGATTTCTGACCAGTAGCGCGAAAATAAACGCGACGGACGAAACGCTTGACAACAACTTTCATACCTTTGATGTCATCAGCCTCAGCAATAAATGCCTCAGGGAAATAATCAACGATGGTGGCAGAGTTAGTGACTTGCATGGTGTGGGATAGAAGTGCTTACACTATAGGGACACTTTAGACGACCCCCCTTTGTATCAACCTCCGAACATTTCATCAAATAATGGTGTTTCGCGGTTCTCGCGATCGTATTGTGAATTGACTGCCATAATTTGGGTTTCAATCCATGCTAACTCCATTTTCTTTTGATCAAGTTGTTTGCGAAGATCATAGAGTTGTTGGTTGCGTTCAGTGATGGTCATTGCTTTAGTTGTGTTCATACTATAGGGACACTTTAAGCGACCCCCCTTTGATTCAGTTAGAAAACAGGATTAATTCCGATTACTTTTGCTCGCGGATTACGTGCCAATGCAGTATCCTTTGCATCTTGATTGTTGACGGCTCGTACTTCTTCGGTGAAGACTCTGCCACCAACATACAATTTGACTTCGTACTTCATGATTAAAAACAGTGAGAAAATGTTTGAGAATTGATATAATCCCAACCGACAGAGTGAGCATCACGTTTTCTGAAATACTTTCCCTTAGCAGTGAGAGTTTTGTAATGATGCCGAATAATACCATCAGGGTGCATTTTGCTGGATTTGTAAACCCAGACATTAAATCCTTTCAATCCTTTGCAAACCTGAACTGGAGAGGGATTGCCGCCTTTTTTAATCATGATCAGAAAATGTTAGTCCAACGAGTGTGATTTGCTTTTGAAAGTCTTCCTTCTGCTAACATATTGTCGCAGACATTAACGAAGACTTGAAACTTTTGTTCTCTTGTTAGTGTGTTTGCTCCGTCGCATTGTTTCATCACGTTGAGCATTTGTGCTTTGGATCGAATCATAACGAATGATGGTAAGTTTGTTCAGTTGGTCAATAGTTCCCGGAAAAAGTTCATCGAACATAGAGATAACCTCCTGCCCAATCAGCACAGGCAAAGCATTGCTCACGGGATGCAATCTCTAAAAGATTGAAACGCACAATCTTTGCAGGTGATTTGAATGATGCTGGTTTGTAAACTTCACCAGTCTTCTTATCAACAAAAGCATGAACACTGCTGGAATTGCCACCAGTTTCCATAATGATTTTGTGATACTTACGACCAGATTCAATGTAGAATTTGTAAGGATCAGAGTTAGGATGATTTCGCTTAAAATCATCCTCCAGACAATCACATAGAGTCAGTGTATGCTTACGCACATTAAGTTCGATGGTGTTGCGTGCATCTTGTGTCGCAACATAGTCAGCAAAAGAGGTTTTAGTCATTGGATCAATGTTCATACTATAGGGACACTTTAGACGACCCCCCTTTGTGCCATCCGACCAGAGTTAAAGTTAGCATGAGAAAATACCTCACGATTGACTAACTTAAACATGCCAAACTCATTGGTCTTGACATAACCTTCGCCTTGACATTGTTGACGGCCGATGTATGCTTTCGGTCCATTGTTTCGCATCAAGAATAACATGTCATCCTTGATTGACTTGACAAGAGACCACAAACGCAATACATTTACGTCAATTTGATTAGCAAATGCCAGTGCATCTAGAGTCAGGTCATCAATATCCAGACCAGCACGAATGATGCTGTTAAGTTGTTGTTGAATCTGTTGCGATTGCTTATCGCTAACAAACTCACAGAGCATAGACATTTGACGAGCAAATGATACAATCTCATCAAAATCTTCATCAATCTGCCAGCACTTTGGTTTGACAAATTTGCAGCAATCAGTGTCATCAAAGATCTCCATATCCACCATGTCATTGATAGTGTAGGCATCTTTCAATTCACCATCAGTTGCATACAAAGTATGTGGTGCAATGATGATATTCTGATCGATTATTTCATCAAAGACATAAGTGATCGTATTGGGGCGAAAAGTATCATCACCGCCAAACCCAATAAAATCACCTTGAATAACCCCACTGATATGAGGAAGGTAATCAAAACAATGGTGTAATATGTTAGCAATAATCCCGCAATGATTGCGATCAATGTCATCATGCGTTTCATTGATTTTGATTAGTTTTTTGTTGAATACAGATTTTGTACCGACAAAGAAATTGCCAGTAGTAGGATTTGTACCCCATACGATTGCAGGAGCTCCATCAATTTTCACGGAAAGTTCACCGTCAGTGGTGAACCAATTAAGGACAGAAAGATCACCCGTCAGAATAGAATCTTCAGGGTGTTGTAGGTGTGTGTTCTTCATACTATTGAAACGCTTTAGACGACCCCCCTTCATGATTCAAACCCAATTCTCCATAAACTCTTCAAGTGTGTAACCTTCACCAGTTGATGTTTCTTCAATCAATTGTTCTAACGTATATTCTTGAAGCTCTTCACGATATTCTTCTGTTGTAGGATCATTTTCAGGATCAAAATCATCATGGCAAAGATAGTCCCACTCTGCACATAATGCGTTGATAATATCTGCTCTTGTATAATTCATCGACGAATCTCACTGATAGCGGGTTGACCTTGATTGAACACAACATCAACAACTGCCTGAACTTTACGGGCCGTGCCAATACCCACAGCGTCATAAGTTGGGATGCAAACTAAACCAAAGGTCTTAGATTTGTCACCCAAACGAATCACACGA